AGGGGGCTTTGGCTGCACCCGCTTCACCCGCAGGTTGCCATCATTGATTCCACCAAGGCACAACATAGCCAGCACAGCAATCTCGAATGGCTTGATGATGCCGAGCTTGAGAGCCCGAGCGATGGCCTGATGCGTATTCCTTGCCCCCAACAGGTCTCTGGCTGCCTTGAGCTGCGCCTCGACCGTTGACTCGGTGGTTCCGTACTTGCCAGCAATCACCTTACTAGGCATGCCATTGGCTGCATCTATCAGCACTTGGCGGGGCTTACCTTTCAGTTCGTTCATCCTGAACCTCCATGAATATGACGTTGCGACCATCAACCCTCTTATCTGGCGTGCATTTTAATTGAGAGCAGAACCGCATGTCCCGCTCTGAAAATGCGCAAGGCTGGTTATGTTCGCACCCACAATCTCCACCTTGGTAGTTAACCGCTTGGTAATTCTTTCCTGCATACTCAAATTCATTCTCGTTCATCTCAATCTCCATTCGTTGTTGACATGCCAACTATGAACCACTATATTGAACCTGTCAACAACGAGAGGTGATTCAATGAAAACCAAAATGGAAATGTTCGAGTCAGCAATGCGCAAGAATGGCCTTTACGATAACGGCTCAAAAGCAATGGACAGATGCACCGAAACTGGCGGTTACGTTGATGCTGACACCAACGCCATGTGGGCCGGATTCCTTGCAGCATTCGATGAGATTGCAGGCGCCATGCCGAAGCGCGAAAAGCCAGACTGGCCTGCACTTGATGCTTATGAGTTTGGGTACTTTGAGGGTGTGAACGATACGGTAATCAAGGTCAACAATGTTCTGTGTGCTGGCAAGTAACATCAAGCCAGGGATGATAGTTAGGCACTCAGGGAAATGGTGTGAGGTAGCGGATGTCGAGATATCCGCACCAGTGGTCAAGGTGGCAGTAATCAACGGTGGTCACGTGGCGTTTATGATGAATGACAGAGTGGAGGTTTGTGATGATTGATGATAGCTGGATTGAAAGAATTAAGGATGGGTGCAATGAGCTTGTTAGTGAGGGCCTTGGTCATTATTTGGTAAGTAATGAGGCTGGAGCAATTAGAGCTTTGATTATCCGCCTTCGCCAAGCCGAGAAGGACGCGGCGCGGTGGAGAAAGCTTATTGAGATGAATGACGACATCAATTGCGAGCTTGCTGTATGCACTTGGCATGGTGGATACGAATACTCAATGATTCCTGATATCAGTGAGGTTATCGACGCCAACATCGACGAGACCATGAATGGCAGCAATAACTGAAACGCACAAGGCAGCCAATGACGCCATGGCGCGATACTGGATGCAGTGCAACGGCTTCCAGTCGGTCAATGGCCGCTGGATGGAAGCAACAACCGCTGGGCTCGCTGTGAGCCCACGCCAAGTGGCAAGGTGATGATTTATGTGGGGGTGGTATGAGTGAAGTAATTATCGATGGCGTTGCATATGAGGCTGTCGAGCAACAAGGGTGCAATGGCTGCGCGTTCAAGAATGGCGACAAGTGCTCTGCAACACTAGCAACACCAAACTGCCGAACTGATGACGTAAGTATGATTTTCGTAAAGAAAGAGATGGCCTGCCATGGAGATGGCGAATGGGACGCAAAGTACGAAACCTTCGAGCGCCACTATCCGCTTATCAAGTGGGCCGTGGTCTCCGGACTACTAGGCCTTGTGTGGCTAGTCAGCATGTGAACCTCGAGCTGGCATACGTGCTGGCTCGGCTTGGGATGAGTTATAACGAGTATCGGAGGGAGTTTTATGAATGAGTACTTCATGTATGGAGAGGCAACAATTAACATGCAGCGAATTGAGATTGACTTGGTTGTGAAGGCAAAGTCAGCAATCGATGCTCGCGACATCGCAACTGACAGAATGAAAAATATGGATGGATGCACTCACCACATAATCAAGTTCATGCAGAAAGTGTAGGAGGGAGTTTTATGGATCTTTATGACATTATGCCAAGGTTTCCAGTGCTCAAATGGTGGTCATGGTGGAGCGTGTGGCAGGACGTTAAGGCAATAGAGGGGCATGAAGGGTATCACCTCATGCAGTGCAGCAGAAGTAGGAATGGCAAGGTGAGATTCAGACTGGTGCTGATAGACAAGAAATAAACAAGGGGCCAATAGGCCCCTTTGCTTTACCACAAACTCAGCCAATCACCCTTAGCAGTCTGCGGGTCAAATGCCATCACCAATGCGTCAGCCATGTTGTGAGACGGAATGCCGCGCTTCTTCAGGGATTGCTTGCTCTCAACCTTCAGCTTCCCATTGCTGTACTCGCGGTTCGGTGATGACAGCTCAGCCTTCAGCTTATCCAGCATGCGCCTGTCGATGCCACTGGTATCTATGCAGATGACATCCTCTAGGTTAACCGCCTTTCCCTCTACTACAGCCTTGTATGTGTTGTGGAACCTGTCACGCAACTCCCACCACGCCTGAGCCTTCAGGTTGAGGAAGTGGTCCTCGTTGCGACGGCCGTCAGAGTAGTCGCCTGGAATTGGTGATGCACTCGCAGTGAACTCGGTGAAGTTAATCAGGGTGCTGCGCTCATCGCCGCGAGCAAGCAGGAAGGCCTCCTTCTCTCGGAACTTACCCTTAACCCCAGCGCCAACGCCGATGTTGTCGTAGCTAACCTGCTTCACGCCGTCCATCTGCGCCTCGTCGTAAACGCGATCACCAACTGCAACAGGGTCTTTGTCCTTCCACTCATCCAGCTGGTACACGATGACGCCATCACGGTAGCAGCGGGCATTGAAATCCTCGCCTTCATCTGCAGGGTCAAGTCCAGCAAATCGGTTTCCAGTTCGGCCAATCCCGAGCTTCAGGTGAGCATCCATCGCCGCGTCAATCCACATAGGCTTAATGATGGAGAGCGCGGAGTCGCTGATAGGCTCGCCAAGCCAGATGTGCTTGTAGAGCTCAACGTCATCCCGCTGCATCTCTTCCATCTGCATCCTGGATTCCTCGGTGAACCACGGGTTATCCATGTAGTTCACCTTGCGGATGATTGAGCGACGGCGGCCACGGTCATCGAACTCAGGAGGTGGGTTGACGATGAATCTCTGGTAGGTTGGGTCGGTCAGGTT